GTTTCCCAGTCACGATCGAGGCAGGCCTAAAAAGTCTGAAGTAGTCTCTAGTACCAGAGGTAACAGGGGAACTATTGGCAGACCTAAAGGTGATGCTGCTATTATCAATGAGTATAAAGCTAGAATGCTTGCTTCTCCTAAGTCCCGTAGAGTGCTAGAGACTATCTTTGATGCTGCACTGGACAATGACCATAAGAATCAAGCTGCTGCTTGGAAGTTAGTTATGGACCGTACACTACCATTAAGCTACTTTGAAAAAGATGCAGCCAGTGGTAGATCTTCAGTAAACATTACTATATCTGGACTAGGTGGTAATGTAGAAACTAATGTTAACGATAATGACATTGAAGGGGAGATTGTAGAACAAGATGTATAAATACTTCAGTAGAGATGAGTTTGCTTGTCAAGTGACAGGTGAGAATGAGATAGAAGAAGATCTTATTTTAGCCTTAGATGAGCTAAGAGAAGCTTGTAATTTCCCCTTTGTAATCACCAGTGGCTATAGATCTCCACAGCATCCCATAGAGTTAGGTAAGACAACCCCAGGTACTCATGCCCAAGGCATAGCTGCGGACATAGCTGTAACCTCTGGTAGTCGTAGGCACACTATAGTTAAAAAAGCTATAGAGCTAGGCTTTACTGGTATAGGTGTAGCTAAAGGATTTGTACATGTAGACATTAGATCTACTGATGCACCAGTGATGTGGACCTATGGATAACAAAGACTACAAAGAAACTTTAGCCAAGCAGGAAGATCTTAACTGGGATGGTAATACTGAACCAGAACAAGTAGAGGTAGAGTATACCTATGTTGTAGATGAAGACAGAATGGAAAAGCTTAGAAAGTTAATACATGACAAGTCTTAAAGGATATTAAACAGTGCCTGATTTTAAAACTAAATTTTATAAAGCAATTGAAGAAGCCGTAGTGTCTCCTGAAGAAGCTTCTCAAGAGTTTGGAGAAGAAGATTTTAGATGGGCGGAGACAAGAATGGGAGAAGATTCTCCTACTGGGCTGCCTCAGATATATATAAATGACTCTAAATTCCAAAAGTTTAATGCTGGACCTAACTATAAAAAAGAAATGCTTATAGGAGAAGGGCTGCACTTGTTAAAAGAAATAGATCCTGAAAGAGCAGAGAGGCTGTATCAAAGTGCTGTTAATGACCCTGCTACACTAGGCTGGTTAAAAGAGTCTTTTAAGAGAGAAGCAGAGCGTGGAGAACAAAGAGATTTTGAACAATGGGTTAGACATTCTCGTTTAGATCAAATAGTAGGGGGTTATTTACTAGGAGGTAAGAATTCTTCTGTACCAACAATGCGAGATTGGCCTACAGAAAGATTACCTTATGGTAAAACATTTAAGGCTGAGATTGAAAAACTAAAAACAGATTTAGATCTGTAGATGACAAGTCTTAACATTGAACTCCTAGACTGGCAGAAGAAGGTCTGGGTAGACAATACTAGGTTTTTAGTAATAGCTGCTGGTAGACGTACAGGTAAGACTAGGCTAGCGGCATGGAAGATTATAGTAAAAGCATTAGAAAAGTCTAAAGCTAATGTATTTTATGTAGCTCCTACACAGGGGCAGGCTAGAGACATTATGTGGCAATCTCTACTTGACTTAGGTCAGGAAGTGATAGTAAGTGCTCACATTAACAATTTACAAATTAAGTTAATCAATGGTTCTGTAATATCTCTAAAGGGTGCCGATAGACCTGAGACTATGCGTGGTGTATCTCTGTACTACCTAGTAATGGATGAGTATGCAGATATGAAGCCAGAGGTCTTTGAGCAGATCCTTAGACCTGCCTTAGCCGACCAGAAGGGTGGTTCATTATTTATTGGTACACCTATGGGGCGTAATCACTTCTATGAGTTGTACAAGTACGCAGAGCTAGGGGACGATGAGTCCTACAAAGCATTTCACTTTACAAGTTATGACAATGAACTACTGGACTCTGAGGAAATAGACCTAGCTAAAAAGTCAATGTCATCCTACGCATTCAGACAGGAGTTCATGGCATCCTTTGAAGCCAGAGGCTCAGAGATGTTCAAAGAGGACTGGGTTAAGTTCGGTGAGACTCCAGATGTAGGTGACTACTACATAGCTATTGACTTAGCTGGCTTTGAGGAAGTAAACAAGAAAAGATCTAAGAACAGTAGACTAGATGAATCCTCCATAGCTATAGCTAAAGTTAATGAGGACGGATGGCACATAGAGAACATTATCTATGGTAGGTGGGACTTGGGTGAGACAGCTAGGAAGATATTTCAAGCAGTCAGGGACTACAGACCTATAAGTGTAGGTATTGAACGTGGTATATCTCAGCAGGCTGTAATGTCACCTTTGACTGACCTAATGAAACAACATGGTAGATTCTTTGTTGTAGAGCAGCTTACACACGGTAACCGTAAGAAGACTGACAGGATTATGTGGGCTTTGCAGGGTAGATTTGAGAATGGTCAGATTACATTAAGCAAAGGTGAGTGGAACACTAGGTTTATGGACCAGCTATTTCAGTTCCCAGATCCTTTGACACATGATGACCTAGTGGACTCAGTAGCGTACATAGATCAATTAGCTAAAGTAGCTTATTCATATGACTTTGAGATCAATGATCTTGAGGTATTAGACACAGTAACAGGATATTAAGATGGCTAAACAAGGTTTATACAGTAACATTCATGCTAAACGTAAACGTATTGCAGCGGGTTCCAACGAAAAGATGCGTAAAGCCGGTAGTAAAGGCGCACCTACAGCAAGAGCCTTTAAAAAAGCAGCCAAAACAGGTAAAAAATAATGGAATACGGTGATAACGACGTACTGTCAAGTGATGAACACCTAGAAAACTGGGTAATGGCTAAGTGTGACTCTTGGCGTGACCACTATGAGTCTAATTATTCAGAGAGGTTTGAAGAATTCTACCGTTTATGGCGTGGTATCTGGGCTGCTGAAGACTCTATGCGTAAAAGTGAAAGGTCTAGGATCATTAGCCCTGCTACACAGCAAGCTGTAGAGTCCAGTGTAGCTGAGATAGAGGAAGCTACGTTTGGTCGTGGTAAATACTTTGATATTACCGATGACATGGTAGACCAAGAGACACAGGACGTTGTATATTTACGACAAAAGCTGCATGAAGACTTTGAAAAGGTAGGCTTACGCAAGAGTGTAGGTGAATGCCTTATCAACAGCGCAGTATTTGGTACTGGTATTGGTGAAGTAATACTTGAAGACGTAAAAGAGATGGCTCCAGCTACTCAGCCTGTCATGGGCGGAGAACTACAAGCTGTAGGTGTAAACATTACTGACCGTACTGTAGTCAAACTACGCCCTGTAATGCCTCAGAACTTCCTTATAGACCCTGTAGCTACCTCCATTGAGGATGCACTAGGTGTAGCTGTAGATGAGTTTGTACCCCGTCACCAAGTCCAGCAATTGCAGGAACAAGGTATATACAGAGATATTTATGTAGGTCAAGCAGCAAGTGACTATGACCTAGAGCCAGACCAAGACCTTACATCCTTTGATGAAGACAAGGTACGCCTAACTAAGTACTATGGCTTAGTACCTCGTTACTTGTTAAAGATAGGTGAGCAGGAAGCACTGCTTAGTGAAGACGAAGATATTGCTGACATTGAAGTAGAAGGTGAGGACGATGAAGAAAATGAAGACGAATACTTTGTGGAAGCTATTGTTGTTATCGCTAACGGAGGCATCCTACTAAAAGCTGAAGAAAACCCATACATGATGCAGGACAGGCCTATTGTTGCATTCCCTTGGGATGTAGTACCTAGTAAGTTCTGGGGTCGTGGTGTATGTGAGAAAGGTTACAACAGTCAAAAAGCCCTTGATACTGAGCTTAGAGCGCGTATTGACGCACTGGCTCTTACAGTACACCCTATGATGGGTATGGACGCTACAAGGCTTCCTAGAGGCTCCAGACCGGAAGTTAGACCAGGCAAGATACTGTTAACCAACGGTGACCCTAGAACTGCACTGTTCCCATTTAACTTTGGTCAAGTAAACCAGATTACCTTTGCACAAGCAGCGGAGCTACAAAAGATGGTACAGACTGCTACAGGTGCTATAGACTCCGCTGGTATCGCCGGTAGTATCAATGGTGACTCTACGGCTGCTGGTATCAGTATGTCTCTGGGTGCAATTATTAAGCGTCACAAGCGTACATTGATTAACTTCCAGCAGTCCTTCCTGATCCCATTTGTACAAAAGGCTGCTTACAGATACATGCAGTTTGATCCAGAAAGTTATCCTGTTAAGGACTACAAGTTTAACACTACATCTACTCTAGGTATTATTGCCCGTGAGTACGAAGTAACACAGCTTGTACAACTGCTACAGACAATGCCTCAAGAGTCTCCAGTGTACAACACATTGTTACAGTCTATTATTGATAACATGAACTTGTCCAACCGTGAAGAACTTATCTCTAAGATGCAACAAGCAGAGCAAGATTCACAGCCTACTCCTGAGCAACAGCAAGCACAACAAGCTGCACAACAAGCACAGATGGCATTCCAGCAGTCTCAGACAGCAGCACTTAACGGTCAAGCTGGAGAGTCACAGTCAAGAGCACAGAAGATTGCTATAGAAGCACAGCTACTGCCACAGGAGCTTGAGATAGACAAGATTAAGGCTATTACAGCTAACCTAAAGGCAGGGGATCAGGACGATAAGGAATTTGAGCGTAGGATGAAGATAGCTCAAACTATGCTGAAGGAAAAGGAGATTGACCTAAAGACTCCTACACAACAGCCTACACAACCACAGCAGCCACAGCAACAACAAGCGCCGCTGCAACTACAAGGAGTACCTACTAATGGTAGTAACTAGAAATGAACTTTCTGAAATAGTAAATCAAGTCAATGCTAAGTTTGAAGAACTAGAAAATAAGATTAAGGAGCTAGAGAAACTTGTGGAAGCGCCAGTAGCTAAGAAGACTGTCAACAGAAAGGCAGCGTAATGGTTGCTCCACGCAAAGGTAAAGCTAAAGTAAAAGTTACTGCAAGCGGGAAAAGAGTTAGTTATGGACAAGCTGGTAAAGCTAAAGGTGGTGGTGCCAGAGTTAAACCTAGCAGTAAAAAAGGTGATGCTTACTGCGCTAGATCTCTTGG